CAATCTCAGCTGTGATCTCTTGTGCAAGAGCAGCCATGATTTCTGCTTCAACATCAATACCGTGCATAGCTTGTGCATCTTGAGCTGCCTCAAATGTCCAACGAGCTTGCAATTTACGTGTCTTAGCTTCAACAGCTTGCTTCAAGATTTGAACAGAGATCTGACGACCGCCGTTACCTTCCATGGTAGCTGTTGCGCCACCAGAATAACCTTGAGCGGCTGTCTGTGTAGTGGCAGCGTTGTCAGCACCACGAGCGCCTGCAGAATATGCAACAGCAATCTTGAATGGTGACAATGCTTCTTCACCAGCAACTACAGAAGTAGCGGCTGCTGATTGATCAGTCATAGTAGACGCATAACGCACACGCAGAGTGTGGATTTGGCCAACTGGACCTGTCATGGGCTGAACACCAACGATTTCATTGGCAATAACAGTGGGCATAACACGTCGAATCACTGGCAGAATAACACGATTCAGCGTAGCGATGTTACCAGAAACAGTGGATCCTGCGCTGGCGTTCTCTTTGAGGTATCTACGAGTATTCTCGAGGATAACTCCCATGGTGTTGCGTCGGCTACCTTTGAGGCCTTCCATAAGGGCTTCTTTGGTTTCATCCCAACGGCTTTCTAATAGTTCTTGTGACATATAAGTCTCCTTTTGTTACTATTACAAACCAGCTAGTCGCTTGATATCAATCACATTGCTGCGATCATCTGTTGACTGTGCTGGTAAAGTTTTATCACCGGTTACTTCTCGGACGCTTTCGCTTAGAGCTCTACGAGCCTTGGGTTCCGCGCCAGCAAGAACTGCTGGTAGATACTTCTCATAAGCGTTCTTAAGACGTGCTGTCTGTACGCTTTCTAAAAGATTTTTCATGACTGATTGTTTTTCTTGATTCAAGGGCGACAACAGTTCCTCCATGACGTTTGCACGTTCATTGGATTCTCTAATCATGTTGATCTCTCGTTGTTTAGATTCTACTAAGCTTTTGGCTTTGTGTACAATCTGGGTGGCCTCACTTAACTGTTTGTTCTTCTTAGCAACAACTTGTGTAAGTTTACGTACTTCGGCATTTTCACTGAGGTGAGTTGTGCCAAATTCCGCTGCATAAGCTTCAAATATACGTCGACCAAAATTGTTCTCACGAGCAATTCGAATGTCTTCGTTCAGTTGGGTAAGTTCTTGCTTGAGATGCTGGGAAACAGCCTGGCTCATTTTACTTGCACTTTCTTTGACAAAACGTGCTTTCAAACTTTCGAGTTTACCACGGGCTTCGCTGACCAAACGTACCTTGGTTTCCACCAGGTCTTGTTTGTCTTGAGCAAATTCTGTGATTTCTTCGGCAAGGGCCCGTACAACGAATTTTTCTAATTTTTCTAGACTTTCGTTGTGGGACTTACGATCTTTGCGTAATTCGCCAATTTCCTCGGCAAGCTTGGTCACCATAAAGTTGTTGAACTTTGTGGCGCTCTCATTCATCTTGCGTTGGAACTTGACGCGATCTTCAGTGAGTGATTTCTTTTCAGAAGCCACTGCTTGAATCTCTGCGCTAAGACCATCTGTTACCATGCGATCTAGGGCTTCCACCATGTCTTTTTTGTCGTGCTCATAGCGTTGTGCAAACTCTTCTCTGAGTTCTGCACGAACCTGTTCGCGAGCTTCAGTTAGCTTGACTTCCCAAGCTTCTGAAATTGCGCTACGAGTTTCCTCGTTGATCAGGTCGCTATCAAGCAATGGTTTAATTGCGTCTAGCATCAATTTCTCCTAAATCTTGAGATCTTTGATGAGCTTGACTACTTCGCTCTTCAAATATCTCTGTACTTTATTGTCCTTGCCAGCATCTCGGGCCATTTCTAGCACTCGATGACCATATTTCATATTCATCAAACCTTCATAAATGGCTTTGGGATATGCGTTAGGGGCACTGGGTTGGGCAACTACATCTACAGTGACTATTTCAAAGTCACTAACATGTCCGTTTGCGTCGTTTACGTTGCCGCTACCGCGGCTCGAAACTCCTAATTTTACACCACTTTCTAACATTGTTCGCACTAGATTGCCCATGGGGGTTGGCAAAATTTTCAGTTTACCATAACCATTAGGACCGTCCATCCACATTTGTGTGATCATATGCGACACACGATCTAAGTTAACTTTAAGGTCTTCGGGATGATCAACTTCACCAAGAACACTGTGTCCTTCATGAAGTTGCCCGTTTAATGTTTCTACAGCTCGTTGAATTTCATGCACAGGATATGTACGCTCGTTGGCGTTTTTAACGCCACCTTGAATACAGATGCCCTTCATGTACAGATCTTTACCCTCAGTGCCCTCAACTATCATTTGAGCGGCATCAAAGGTCAATCGTTCCTGGAGGTAGAGAGCCATATACTTACAGTGCCTTATTGAATAACTGATTTGGTATTAACACCAGCAGCCTGTCCCAAATTTGGTTTAGTGGCTGGTTTTGGTTGTTGTGTGCTCTGTGCTGGTGAGTTACCAACTTTACCAATCATGTCTTTGACATTGTTTTTGTAAGCAGATGAATCATGGTGACCACCTTCGCTGGCGCCAGTGTGCACTGGTTTAGCCAGGGCTCCACGAGCACCGCTGTTGGCAGCTACTACACTTTTCTTGTTACTTGCTTCTTCGGTGTTGCTGGGTTTAGCAACAGTTTTAAGAGTAACGTTTTCAAACATGCCTTCGGTTTCAAGCTCATCATCATCAGTGGCTACTGGACCCATGTCGTCCATTGGCTCATCACCAAACTCGTCGGCAACTTCTTCACCGGCTTCGTCGCCCATTAGGGATTCAAATTCAGCCATGAGTTGGTCTAATTTGTCTTCAAGATCAACTACGCGATCTTCAATGTTTTCTTCTTCTGCGCCTTCTTCGCCGGCTTCGGGTTCGGCAGCAATGAATTCGCCGTCTACTTCTTCTTCCTCGTCTTCCATTGAGAGCTGTCCATCTTCTTCGGCTTCAACACCACGGATCAGATTATCAGCTTGATCGCCACCCAATGCTGGCTCTTCGTCAAGACTTTCGTCAACGGGCTCGTTGTCATCGAGGTTCTCTTCTTCGTCTTCTTCCATCATTTCTTCATAGATGGCACGACTTTTTTCCACAACTATTTCATGGAATAATTCGCGGGCTTTGGCTTCTTCGTCATTAATGACGTATTCAATTAATTGTTCAAATTTGTTCATGAGTCCCTCCAGGAAAAATGGCTCTGTAGCGATATTTACTACTGATAGAATAATATCAGTAGTTTACGGTGGTATTTCAATGAAATATCTACAAACTAATTGATTTTTTGTAGATGCTACAGCTTTTTATGCTACTGGCTGTGCTGGCTGGGCGTACTGTCGTTTTACCCGTTTGATTCGTTCTTCAAATTCGTATTTTCGTAAGTCATTTAATTTACGTAGTTTATTAATTTGTCGAAGAGTTAGTTTTGTTTTACGCAAATCACCAAGACGTGGCTGGCTGTTGTCTTGGGCAACATCCTGGTACGCACTTCGTTGTTGTTGGTAAATTTCTAAAAGTATCATTGCTTTGTATTTATACAGCCGGTGCTGGACCAGGTGCTGCCGCACCTGCGGCTGGTTGTTGTCCTGGTGCCCCGGCTGCCACGTTCATGGTCTCGTCACCGGGTTCACCTAAATTAGACAGTTCTTCACCGGTGGTCAAATCACTGTCAAGGTCAGCTGGTGTTACTCCCACTGATCTCAGGTCCTGGCCAGTTGGATCTGGTGGAGTAGCATCAGCTTGTTCCTCGTCCCAGAGTTCTTCGTTTTCACGAATTTCTTCTTCGGTGAGTCCAAGATATCGTTTGAGCAAAAATCGTTTGCTAAAATAAGGAATTTGTTCCAACGTGGAGTAGGTGCTGACTCGAGTGGTATCAAGTTCAGATTCTCGGTAACTGGCAAAATTCTGTGGTGGATTAAATGTCACAGAAAATAGGCCTGCATCAATGTTGAATCCACGCCACTTCATGAACATTTTAAATTCATCATCAAGTTTTTCTATGATAAGACGCTGTAGTCGTTCACAATATTGATTGAATCTATATTCCTGTATCAGTGCTGTGCCCACTCTACCATCGGTCATGGGTCGATCAGAATCATCAGGTCCTGTGGGCAAATAACTGCTGGGCACACGCAGGCCACGACACATTTTATTGTTGAAGTATTTTAAGTCATCAATCTCGCCCAGGTTTGCGCCACCTGGCAAGGTGTCCACTGAACTGCCACGTCCGTCGGCAGTTTGTGGAAAAAAGTAATCTTCGTTGATGCTCAGTGGATTATATCCCGAATCCATGATGTTGTTGCCACCACCTGTGTGGCTGGGAATTCTACGCTGGTGTATTTCATTCTTGACACGTTCCACAAAGGCCATGGCCATGTGACTTGGCATGTTGCCCACGTCAATTTTGAATACTCTGCGCTCTGGTGCTCGACTCACACGATAGATCAGCACAGCATCTTCCAGCAACTCTTTTTGTTTGAAAACTCGAAAAATAGTTTCTAGCACACTGTTTCCAAAAGGCCAGCATAGATCCAGACCCTCGGTTAAACTCAAATGCACCACATGTTTTGCATCCAACACAGTTTCGTTCATTGCTGCCGAAAATCTGTTGTTGGCTCCACCGCCACCAGCACCTTGATTTGGGGTGGTATAGTTCATTGGCGAAGTGTAGCCGGCAGTTGCTGGGTTTGACAGTCTATCTGTGGTGGTCTTGGCTGCCACAGTCATGTTTTGGAAATTGGGGTTGATGTCGCGAATTACATACTGTTCAGGACGTTTCCCTTCACTTTCGTTGACAATCACGCGGGCCACTTTGGTCATGTCCACCCAGTACAATTCAAAT